ACACCAGACAAACTGTTTACTAAGGATGTACGCAAAGTAAAGAGAACCATAGACTACGCCATGAGCCAGTTCGATAAGGATCTAAACTTCTCAGAGTTAGAGGGGTTGTTCTTTACACGAGAGACACTGACTACAGCAAACAAAGAGTCCTACAAAAGATTGTTTGAGAAGCTACGGCAAGAGAAACCTATGAACCAAGAGGTAGCTCAAGAGGTTATGTCTAATCTATTTCAACAGGTAGTAGGTGAAGAGGTAGCTAATTTAGGCTTTGATTACGTTAATGGTGAGAAGAATACACTGGAGCCACTGCGTAACATAATAACAGACTATCAAGATAACTTCCTGCCTAACTTAAAAGTAGAGTGGGGTGACATATCTATTGACAATCTGTTGGTAGCTAATGAGATACAATCTAAGTGGCAGTTTAATATACCGTCACTGCAGCGCAAGGTAGAGGGCATATCAGGTGGGCATTTAGTTTTGGTGGGTGCTAGACCTAACACAGGTAAGACATCCTTCCACGCCTCTCTGATTGCCTCTGAGCGTGGCTTTGCTAGACAAGGTGCTAAGTGTATTGTCTTGTGCAACGAAGAGGACTACACTCGTGTCGGTGCTAGGTATCTCAGTGCTGCGTCTAATATGCCTATGGAAGAGATCAAGGATAACTACGCTCTTGCATCCACACGGTATAAGCCAGTGTACGACAATATACGGATAGTGGATAGCACAGGCAAGGACATGGTGTGGGTTGAGGCTGTAGTCAAGAACCACAAACCTGACATCGTAGTGCTAGACATGGGTGACAAGTTTGCCAACAAGACAGGTGCAGACTCTCATGTGTATCTCAAGGATGCAGCCATACATGCTAGGAACATAGCCAAGCAGTACGACTGTGCAGTTATCTGGATGTCTCAGCTATCAGCAGAGGCAGAGGGTAAGATATATGTAGATCAGTCTATGCTTGAGGGCAGTAAGACAGGTAAAGCTGCTGAGTGTGACTTGATGGTTTTGATATCTAAGAACCCACAGGTAGAGGGTGAGTATGAGTCCGACACACAGCGACACTTGAACGTAGCAAAGAATAAACTAAAGGGTGGATGGCATGGGGTTGTCCACTGTCAGTTAGATGGAGAGAGAGCAAGGTACTCAGCATGAGAAGAGTAGTAGATGTAGAGAACTCAATAACTCTACGAGATGGTAAGATATTTAATGATCCTTACGAGCCAAGCAATACACTTACTGAGGTGGGTGTACTCTGTTTGGACACAGGAGAGAAAAGACTGTTACCGTTTGATCACAAAGAAGCCACAGACAAACACAAAAAGAATGACTGTGTTTTACAAAGGATGCTAGACAATACAACGCTACTGATAGGACATAACCTACAGTATGATCTAGCCTGGCTTTGGGCTAACGGCTTCAAGTATGATGGTGACATATATGACACAATGCTTGCAGAATATTTACTTTTACGTGGACAAAAGCAACCACTAAGTTTAGAGCAGTGCGCTATCAGACGTGACCTACAGTATCAAAAGGACGATACACTCAAGGCGTACTACAAGAAAGGATACAACACAAATGAGATACCACTTGACGAACTCAGTCATTATCTTGAGTACGACTTGCTTACTACTGGGGAGTTGTATAAAGCTACCGAAGCAGACTTCAACACTCCAGCCTCTGCCTCATTACGAGCAGTCAAAAACATCACATTCAAAACCTGCAAAGTCCTTACAAGAATGTCAATGGCAGGAATCAGGGTGGATAGACATGCCCTCGAACACGTCCGTGATACATTCGAGCGAGAGCGAAAAGAAATACTTGATAGACTGCAAGCCACCACACGAGAGTTGATGGGTGGCACACCTATTAATCTCAACTCACCAGAGCAGATGTCATGGGTAATCTTTAGCCGTAAGCCCAACGATAAGAAAGAGTGGGTAGACATCTTTGACTATGTGGATGACAAAGGTTTTAAGGATGCAGTAAAAAAGAATAGTAAGATGTTATTTAAAACTAAGGCATCTACTTGCCCCAACTGTAATGGGCGTGGTTTAGTACACAAGAAAAGAAAGGATGGTACATATTATAAGTTACCAAACAAATGTAAAGACTGTGACAGTAGGGGCTTCCTACTCACAGCAACAAACGAAATGGCAGGGCTTGGGTTCTTTCCACCAAGTAAGAAGTGGGTCAGTGCCAATGGCTTCGGTGTAGGTAAAACAAACCTAGACGCACTGATAGCCACAGCTAAAAACAACAACATGGAGAAAGCAAATGAGTTCCTTCAAGACCTTAAAAGGCTTAGTGCTATTAGCAGTTATCTTAGTAGTTTTGTGGATGGTATTATCACCAACTGTAAAGGAAGTGACAAACTACACATCAACCTTACCCAACATATCACCAGTACAGGTAGATTCTCTGGACGAAACCCCAACATGCAAAACATGCCCAGAGGAGGAACCTTCCCAATAAAACGTGTGTTTATCTCAAGATGGGATGGTGGTAAAATCATTGAGTCCGACTTTGCCCAACTTGAGTTCAGAACGGCTGCGTTCCTAGCACAGGACAAGACAGCCATGCACGAGATAGATACAGGGTTTGATGTACACTCCTACACTGCAAAGGTTATCAGTGATGCAGGACAGCCTACAACTAGGCAGGAAGCAAAGGCACATACTTTCGCCCCTCTCTTCGGTGCTACTGGATATGGCAGATCTAAAGCAGAGGCTGCGTACTACAAACAGTTCGTTGAGAAGTACAAAGGCATAGCTAGTTGGCACAACAGGTTAGGCAACGAGGCTGTCAATGAGGGTAAGATAACCAACGTCAGTGGCAGACAGTACGCATTTCCTGATGTCATACGTAGAGAGAACGGCACTGTGTCGCACTTCACTATGATCAAGAACTATCCTGTGCAAGGCTTCGCTACAGGAGATGTCGTACCAGTTGTACTGATAGAACTTGACCGTTTGTTACAGCCCATGCACTCATGTTTAGTCAACAGTGTCCACGATAGTATGGTAATTGACACACACCCTGATGAAATAGATGATGTGCTAGGTATAATTAGTTTGATTAACACTAATCTAAATGATATGATTCAAAAAGAATACAATATAAAAGTTAACGTACCTTTGTTATTAGAATCAAAAATAGGAGACAACTGGCTTGACACAAAGGACGTTTAATGATATAACTCTAACTCTGAAACTTTTTACATATGAAAGGTAAAATTATGGAAAATGCAGTCGCACTTAAAGTAGACAACATGAACTTGTCTGATGCTATGGGATTCTCAAGTCCTACAACACAGTCACAGTCTAGTCTACGTAGGATTACAGGTACAGTTATACAAGAAGTTGTTGATGGTAAGGTAGCTTCTTCACCTGTGTTCAAGATTACATCTGAAGATGATGTAGTATACGCCAGAGAAGTAGAAGTCAGACTATTTGCAGAACGTCAGAAGTGGCAGCGTTGGGATAGTGAGAACAAGACTATGCAGAAGTCTGTCATGTCTAACTCACTTAACGTTGACTTAAAAGATACACTTGGTACGTTTAATCTTGGTAGACCATCAGGTTACATCAAGGACTTCCAAGCTCTACCCAAAGATCAACAGGACTTGATACGCAGTGTTAGCCGTGTCAAAGTTATGATGGGTAAAGCTAAACTAGTTGGCGCTTTCTACGAAGGTGGTGAACCTGCCACAGGTTATGATGATGAGTTTGACTTTGTGATGGACGTTAAAAACAGAGACAGTCTCAAGTACATTGATGCCGTAGTAGGTAAACTAATGAAGAAGAAAATCTCACCTGCAGAGCACACCATAGCTCTACTTGGTGAAACACGTAGCTTGCCTAACGGCAATCCATACATGGTAACTAACGCCTCACTCAGTGAGTTTGTTGGCTTGGCTGACGGTGATAATGAAACACTGCAGAACTTCTTGGACTACATTGATTCTAGTAACGAGTACGTTATTAGTAAGTGGGAAGAGAATAATGTGGAAACACTATCTCCATCTGACCAGGATATAGTTGCCAACATAGTCGATGTGGAGGACTTTGACCAGTGAACCACCCTGCTGAACTAGCACTGCATCAGTATCTTAGAAACGCTATTGATGGTAAGTCTGAGATGTCTCAGGATATCATTGATAAAATTAAAGAAGATATTGGTGAAGCTCTTGACAAGCAGTTTAATACTGCAGAGGGTAAACAAGAGTTTAAACTTAGGATGTCCAACATTGGGCGTCCGAAGTGTCAGCTATGGTTCGAGAAGAATGATCCCGATCATCAGGAGCCTCTGCCTACGTCATTTAAAGTCAACATGATATTTGGTGACATGGTAGAGGCTCTACTAAAAGGATTGCTAAGAGCATCTGGTGTGCAGTTTGGCGATAACGAAAAGGTATCACTGCCACTCAACGAAAAAGAAGAACTCTCTGGTGAGTATGACATGTTGCTAGATGATAAGATAGACGATGTTAAATCTGCTAGTGCTTGGTCATACGAAAACAAGTTTGTTGACTTCTACACGTTAGAGAGTGGTGATACTTTTGGTTACGTTCCACAGCTTGTAGGCTACGCCACAGCAGCTAACAAAAAAGTTGGAGGTTGGTGGGTTGTAAATAAAAACAACGGTAGCTTCAAGTATGTATCTGCAGCAGAAGTAGACAAGGATAGAGTGCTACAAAAGATAAAGGATGTACACAACTACCTTGAAAGCAATGCACCGTTTGAGAGATGCTTTACAGAAGAGCCAGAGATATACAGAGGTAAGGCTAGTGGTAACTATAAGCTACCCAAGTCCTGCACCTTTTGTAATCACAAAATAAAATGCTGGCCTAATCTAAAGAGTTTACCATCAAAGGTATACAGTGGTAAGAAAGAACCACCAACCGTACATTACACAAAACTAAGAGGTGAATATTAATGACTACAGTAACAATCAACGACAAAGACTATGCAACAGACGATATGTCTGACAGCCAAAAAGAGATAGTGCAACTGTTGCAGCAGAACCTAGTATCTGTTAATATGCTAGAGCACTGGTTACAGTGTGTTAAGTTTGTAGGGGAGATGAAGACACGAGAACTAGAGAAATCTTTAAATGTAGAGACAGAGATGGTTCGTGCTCGTAACGAAAAAGGACACTTTATAGCAGATGACCCAGACACCCCAGAAAACGAAGCGTGGGTTGAGAAACCCAAAGAGAAGAAGGAGTAGCTCTAGAAGGTATCGCAGTGGATTAGAAAATGAAATCGCTGAGTACCTAAAAGATCACCAAGAAAAAGTCAGGTATGAACGTTTAAAAATAGAGTGGGAAGACTTACGCTATAGAACGTACACGCCTGATTTTATTTTAGACAATGGTATCATAATAGAGACAAAGGGTATCTTTGATACTGAAGACAGACGTAAGCATCTAGCCATACGAGAACAACATCCAGAGCTAGACATACGGTTTGTCTTCAGTAACAGCAAAGCAAAGTTGTACAAAGGTGCAAAGTCTAGATACTGTGAATGGTGTGACAAACACGAGTTCAAATGGGAACATCGTATCATACCTGAAGCATGGCTAAAAGAAAAAGGCAAACCTATTAGAGTTAAACTTATACCTTTTAAGGGAGAGAAAAAAATAACATGATAAAATATGCAATAGGAAAAGACGAAGTAGCTCTAGTCTTGAAGCCTTGTTCTTTTGATGGCAAGGGTAGATGGACAGGAGAGTTAAACACTGGTCTAGTTGTAGGCGAACTTAATATGCTAACTCCAGAAGACACATCATACTTAGTGCATTTAGCTACGTTGATGGGTGCATTTTTAGAGCTTGCACAATACGATCAAGACCTGTATAATTTAGTAGAAGAACACAGAAATGAACTAGTGGGTTATGAGAACGAAGAAGATGCACCACTGTACGAAAAGGTAGAGGGTACTGACGGTAAAGTTCTAAAGCTTACTAGATTTACAAAAACACAAGGAAGCGCATAATGGATACTA